GCGCTTTCCAGGGGCGCAAGTCGCCCCGGCCTGGCTTGCAGTTTCGGCTCACGGTGCCCACGTTGTCGGGCAGCAGCCTGGGGTGGATGGCGCGGTTCTCGCCAGCAAAGCCGGCCCATCGGATCACGGTCATCAGTGGCTCACTTCCCGGGCTGAGTTGTAGGCGGCTCGGCACTCACTGAGGTGGGCTCGAACTTCATCGGCTCGGGCAGCTTCCCAGACAAGAAAAGCCGCATCCGATCGCCAAAGCTCAGCTCCAGTGCAGGAGGCAGCGGGTCCAGCGCCGGCAGGGTCAGCGTCGGCGGCAGCATCACCCCCGACAGCGGGGCGTTCGTCGCGGTCGCGCAGCTCGCGCAAAGCAGCGTCACGGGCAGCAAGCAAAGTGCGAATTTCACGGGTCTTCTCCTGGCGGATCTTGTCCGCGGTCGATTGCAGGGCCTGCTCGCGGGCCCGGGCCTGCATGGCAGCCTGCACATTGGCAGCAGCGTCAACAATGCGCCGCTGATCCCACTTGGCCTGGATCTCGGCCCGTCCGGCTGCCAGGCCGTTTGTGTGGATGGTCCAGCCGGCAGCGACCAGGATGGCGGCAATCAGCAGGGCGGTGATGGCGCGGATCATGGTGCATCTCCCATGCAGGTCTTGAATTCGGCTTGTCGGCGCTTGGTCAAGCCCGGCAGCACGCGGCCGGCCTGGCGGTCCCAGCGGAGCAGCTCGCGGCAGGCGCCCGGGTAGTCTGGTGGATCGGCGCGCAGCTTGCGCACCAGCGAGCTCGAGCAGGCGGCACCAGTGCCCACGTTGTAGGCCCAGCTGACGTAGGCATCCCACTCGTGCTGGAACAGCGCCACGTCGCCGATGCAGCGCTTGAGCTCGCGCTGGTGCTGGTCGGCGTCAGTCAGCAGGCGGACCAGGGCCCGGTCCGGCGTGGTGCGCGCGCCCAGCTTGACGCCTTCCGTCGAGCCCCAGCCCAGCGTCGGGACATCCTGGGGAGTGGGCAGGTAAGCATCGCCACGGTACTGCTCCCAGCCGGCAATACCGACCAGAGCGCTTGCCGACAGCGACAAGGCCGCGATGGCGATCCGGCCGCCCTTCACCACCACAGCCTCCGCACCAGGTAGGGCCACATGATCAAGGTCATCAGGTGCATCACTGCTCTCCCGGCTTGCAGATGGGGCTGCGCAGATCGCGCCAGATCGCGAGCGACTTGTGGCAGATCATCAACAGCGTGTAAATCAGAGTCGCCCATAGGACCAACTCGGAAACCGGCACGCCAGCGATCGTGGCGATCGAGACGCTGGCCGGCGGCAATGCCTTTGCTGCCATGGCTCCCGCCGACTCGGCTGCAGTTTGTGATGTGGTGCTCATGCTGCGGGGCCTTTCGGTAGGTTTTCGGCGGCTCTCGCCTGGATTTCGTAGGGGTTGTTCCAGTACCCATGGCGGCGCAGCCACCACAGATACTTGACGGTGAACACCAGGCGACCGTCTCGCTGGATCTGCTCCAGGTGGCAGCGCTCGTGACGCAGTAAACGCTGGTCAGACTCGCGACCAGGAAGGACATAGACGGTGTTCCAAAACGAGGTCCAACCGGCGAATCCACAGGCTTTCATGAGCCAACGTATCGGACCTGATGCGGTTTTAACTTTCATGCGGGACTCCTGTAAAACTTGAACCGACCCAGCACGGCCAGCACCAGGCCGCGCGCGTTGGCATGCCCAGCGTGGGCCAGCCAACTGCCGACGGATTGCGAGATGCGTTCCAGGCCAACCTGCCGCGTGGCGTAAAGCTGCTGAAGGCGCTTGAGCGTCTTGGTGATGCGCCGGATCGAGCTGCGGCGCAGCTTGCGGTGTGTCGGCCATATCCGGTAGCCCAGGAAGTCCAGCGCCCGGCCGCGAAAGCCGTGCACCGGGAACACCTGGGTTTTGTTGTTGGTGCGTAGCCGCAGGTACTGGGCCAGGAAGATCTCGATGCGCTCGCGCACGCGGTGCAGGTGCTGCTTGTCGTGATGGACCACGATGAAGTCGTCCATGTAGCGGGCATAGTGCCGCTCGCGCAAGCCATGCTTGACGAACTCGTCGAGCTCGTGCAGGTAGATGTTGGCCGACAGCTGGCTGGTCAGGTTGCCGATGGGTAGCCCGACGCCGGGCGTGTCAGGGTGCAGCGGACCAGCCGAGTCGATGATGGCGTCGAACAGGGCCAGCGTGCGACGGCACGACACGCGCCGGCGTACCAGCATTTTCAGGATGGCGTGGTCAATGCAGCGGAAGTAGGCGGCGATGTCGGCTTTGAGCACATAGACCTGGCCATGTTCGCGCTTGACCTGGCGCAGCATGGCTTGCGCGCGATCGGCGCCACGGTGCGTGCCACGGCCTGGCCGGCAGGCATAGCTGTCGGCGATGAAGCGACGCTCCCAGATCGGCTCCAGCACCGCGACCAGGGCGTGCTGCACCACGCGGTCACGAAACGGCAGCGCGGCCACCTGGCGCTGCTTGGGCTCGAAGATGGTGAAGGTGCGGTAAGAGCCGGTCTGGTAGCCGCCCCAGATCAGCTCGTTCTGCAGCTGGATCAGATTGCCTTCGAGATCCTGCTCGAAGCGCTGCACCTCGGCGTTTTGACGCTTGCCGGCGCGGGCGCGCAGGTAGGCAGCGTGCAGGGCCTCGAAGTCGTAAACCTGCTCATACAGGTTGTTGTAGGTCTTTGCCATCGAATTACTGGCCAATGAAAACCCCGAGGGGCGGCCGGTCCGAACGGTCGTGCAACGGGGCACTACTGGAACGGCCGGCCTGTTGAATATTCCGGCTGACGCGGGTTTGGTGGCCACGCCTGCCGCGGAAGGCGCATCCTTTTGAGAGGTGGACTGCACGCCGGCCACGTGGGCCTGCGCTTTCTGCCAATCCCCAGAAGCGGGACGGGCCCCGATGTTGACGTTGGCGTTCGAGCGCGGGTTGTTCAGGTTCAGGGCGAAGACGCCCGTAATCGCCGCGTTGTTCCAATTGCCGCCACGGATCGGGACACGTTTCAATGTGCCTCCCCCATCGGCTGACTGACCGACTTGACCCAGCCGCCCACCATGCGGCCGATCTCGTCGTTCAGCTTTGCCCATGTCTCGTACTTCTTGAAGTCCAGGTAGCCCAGGCTGCTCGCCAGCCGCACCTGACTGCGCAGCAGGTCGAGCTCGGTGTCCAGCTCTTGCAGGGTGGTCTTCTTGTGGTATCGCTTGTGGCAGACCACGATCAGGCGCAACAGCGCCCACATGCTGCCGCGCATCTCGGCCGCCAGCACATGGCGCTCGGCCTTGGGAAACTGGCGCAGCGCCACATAGCCGTACTCGATCATCGCCTCGCATTTCTGGCGAATCAGCAAGTCGGTCACGCGCGGCGGCTGGTCGGGTTGGGCTATTGCTCGGGTCATGGGCTGGGACTTCAAGGGCCTGGGCTATCGCCCAGACCATCAGGATTCAGGGTTCAGAACTCAGGACGCAAAAGCGGGACGGGCCCCGATGATGACGTAGGCGAACGAGCGCGGGTAGATCAGGCTCAGGGCGAAGACGCCCGCAATCGCCGCGAAGTCCCAAAGGCCGCCACGGATCGGGACACGCTCATCGGCGACGTTCAGGTAAAAGCCATCGCCGCCAAGGCCACTGGATGCAATCGGGAACAGGCCGTGTCGCTTGAGCAGCTGCAGCGCGGCGGCGCTGACAGGATTGGCTCCGGTGCTGTTGGCCATGCCCTCGAAGCTGGTGCCACTGGCGCGGTACAGCGTGAAATCGGCGGCGCCGCTGTTGGCGCTGGCGTACTTCACCGTGCCGGCAGTGCCAGGCGCCACAAGTGCGCCCGTCGCGCCATCAACGGCCTTCCAGTCGACTGAAGCGGCGCTGAAGTCGGCCGTGCTCAGCGCGGCGTTGTTGTCGGCCATGATCTGGATCTCGCCAGCATTGATGCGCATGCCAGGAGCCCATTCCCACACGTTGCCGTTCAAATCAGCAATGCCGAACGGCGTGTTGTCATGCCGCCAGCTGGTCGGGCCGGAGCCGGTCAGGGTGCGCGACTGGCTGCCCTGGTTGGCGCCGGTTACGGCCAGGCCATCGGAGCGTACGCCCAGCTCGGTCGTCAGGTCGCTGCTGCGGCCGTACTGGCTGTTGCCGCGCGGCTGGAAGCCGTTTTTCCAGCACCAGTGCGACAGAGCTGCCCACTCGACGTTGCTCATCAGATGCCATCCGGCGCCATTGGCGCGCACGAGGTTGATGGCGGCGTCGTGCGTGATGGTGTTGATCGGATCCACGCCGGGCAGGCTCAACATCTCGCCGTTGCGGCTAACGCCAATGTGCTGACCGATGAAGAGCTGGTTTTTCTCGACGCCGCCCACGATGAAGGCCGGGTGCGTACCCGTGCCAAGGCTGGCGTCGATCGACTCCAATGTGAACTTCGGAATCACCGCCATGTAGCAGGGCTGGCCTTTGGCGGTGTAGAGCACGGTGTTGCGCCCGCCGCTGGCGGCTTCGACGGACTTGCGCAGCGTGTCGGTGATGTTGATGGTCAGCGGCATGGTCAGGCCTGCGAGTGAGAGTTGATTTCAGTGGCAGCCGGCTGGTCGGCTGCGTCGCGGTCTTGAGCAGCAGCCAGGTAAGCGCTGTAGATGACTGCGTAGGCCTTGCCGTAGCTGATCGAATCGCCGGTCAGCTCGCCGGTAGCCGGGTCGCGCAGCGGGATCAAGGTGCCGGGCTCGAACGGCACAGCCAAGGTTCCGGCTGGCGTGCGCACTTCGGCGTTGCCATCGAGCGCCAGGACGCGCTCCTCGTCGAAGCGAACGACTTTTGAGCCGTGGCGCGGGTTTTCAATCACGACCTGGTGGCAGCGCTGCCAGGCCTGTCCGGTGACAGAGGATTCTTGGTAGTCGGGCATGGGGATTCCTTTCGTGGGTTACCAGGTGGTCAGCGCCGATCGGCGCCAGGTGTTGGTTGCAGTGCAGACGTAGACGTAGTTGGCGTCCCAGGCAATCTCGCCCTGGTTGCCGCTGGCAGTGGCGCTGGCAATGGTTTGTGCAGTGCGCACACGGATCTTGTTGTCGGATACGTCCAGCAGTCCGCTCGGCGCGTTGGTGCCTAGGCCGATGCGACCGTCTGCGGTGACGCGCAGCCGCTCGACCCCGCCGGTGGCGACAGCCAGGGTGTTGTCAGTCGGCCAGAGCAGACCGGTATCAAGGTCAGCCAGGGATCGCAGTGCCGGCATGGAGGCAGATCCTGCTTGCAGTTCAATGGAGCCCCCAGACACCTTGCGCGCGACGAGTAGTGCCATGTCGGTGACGTAGCTGATCGCGCCCAGCAGATCGGCCAGCGCCTGGGAGTTGTCGGCGGCACCCAGTCCTGCCAGCGCCTGGTCGCGCGCCGTCTCGGTCTGGGTCTTGATGCTGGTCAGCTGCGACACCACGGCACTGGCAGCGTTGTTCGCGCTGGCCTGAGATGCGGTGGCAGATGCTGCCGAATCGCCAGCTTTTGTTGCGGCAATGCCGGCTTGCGTCGCAGCCAAGGTCGCCTGTTCGGCTGCCAGCGTGACTTGAGTTGTGGCGTTCAAGACCTTTTCGTCCAGCGTGGCTTTGCGGACGTTGACGGCGGCCAACAGGTCTGTGGTGGCCGCCGTCAGGCCGGCGATTTCGGATTCGATGGTCATGATTGCTCCTTACTGGAATGCGTGGTGGTCGGCGACGATGGCCTGGGTGCGAATCAGGTTGGTGGAGATCTGGGCCAGCGGGATCGTCACGAGGTCTCCGATCTGCTCCACGTAGGCACCAGCGCTGGAGGCGCTTGTTGCTGCCTGCCCCGCACTTGTCTGGGCAGCCAATGCGCTGGAAGAAGCGTTGGTGGCGTAGATTCCGGCCTGCGTGACATGACTTCCTGCAACAGAGGAAGATGACTCAGCCTGAGATGCAGACTCTTGCGCCTGCGCGGCGGCTTCTGCTGCTGCTATTGCGCTGGCGGTCACGCTGTCTTCGGCTGCGCTCGCGCGATTGGCGCTCCCATCAGCCCTGCTTGCTTGGGCGATTGCTTGATCGCGCGCAGCAATGGCAGAAGTGGCTGACGAGCTGGCCACCGTGGCTGATGCGCTGGCTGCGGCGGACGACGATTGCGCGACTGCCGCTGATGTGCCAGCATTGGTGGCGGAGCTTGACGCGGAGGTTGCTGCAGCTTGGACTGCTGCGATCGATCCATAGATGGCAATGGCGCCGGCCAGGCCGGATTCAACCCGGGCCCGATCGGACTCGACTTGATCGGCATTGGCCTGCACCAGGTCGGAAAAGTTTTCTGCGTCGACCTGGGCGGCGGCG